ACTTGGGGTAAGAACAACAAAGGCTGTAAAAAGACTAGGTTGCTCTAATATTAAACAGGTTATCGAAACTGATAAGATGTTTATCCAAGATTATGACTTAATCACAGAACTATCTACCTTTATTCTCAAGGGACAATCATACGAAGCAGAAGAAGGACACACAGATGACCTTGTAATGTGTTGTGTATTATTCGGATGGTTGATAGAACAAACATATTTTAAAGAATTAACAGATGATGATATTCGTGCAAGGATGTTTGCAGAACAACAGAATCAATTAGAACAGGATATGGCACCGTTTGGGTTTATGGATGATGGTGTTCAAGCACCTTATGGTGAGACTGTTATAGATGAGTATGGTACTAGATGGAGTCCAGTAGTTCGTACACACGACTCAGATTGGTAGAAATAGGCAAATACCTACATAATATCAATTAGGTCATTATCTAATTTTAAGTAACAATTAGCACAAACAACTTTGGACTTTTCGATGAAATCTTTAACTTCTTTTCTAGATTCTTCATTAAGTCCCTTTCTTTTTGTGCGTTTGCGTATTTCTGCCTCGTGTGGGTGGAATTGGAGACATGCGTTTTCGGATTCTCCACAGTAGTGACAGTACTTATCTTCTAGGTATTCATTTACCCAGATGATACGTTTACGATAATTACGTTGCGACACACGTTTAATTGTTTCTTTGTATTTTTGGTAGAACTCTGACATGAATTTATTTATATGCTAGAGAACCTATAAAAACCAAAAGTGTAGAGATGCGATTTTATAAATATATTCGTAAGTTTGAGTTAAACTAAATTATTGAATCCACAAAGGAGAAAACAAAGATGGCATTTCAAGTATCCCCAGGCGTTCTCGTCAAAGAGATAGACTTGACCAATGTCGTTCCTGCTGTTGCAACTTCAATTGGTGCGATTGCTTCGGGCTTTTCAAAAGGCCCAGTAGAAGAAATCATCCCAATCGGTTCAGAGCAAGAATTGGTCGATATCTTTGGTAAACCAAATTCAAATAACTTTGAAAATTGGTTCACCGCCGCCAACTTCCTTCAGTACACAAACGGATTGCGTGTAATCAGAGCAGATACTGCTGCGATTAACGCTACCGCAAATGGTTCTGGATTGAAGATTAAAAATGACAATGATTATGATAATAATTACGCTGACGGAAGCGGTTCTGTTGGTCACTGGGCATCTAAATTCCCAGGCACTTGGGGTAACTCCCTTGCTGTATCAATCTGTGCAAATGCTGGTGCATTTGAGGAAACATTCAGTGGTAACGCTGGAACACTAGGTGTGACAACTGGAACACCTGCTGCTGGAGCAACTACAGTCGGTATCGACAATGGTGGTGGTTCTGCTGGTGCTGGTGGTGCAAAATTCACTGTAGGTGATATTGTACATTTCCAAGAAGCAGATGGTTCACAGTATGAAGTTACTGCTGTTTCAACAGACAATCTAACTATTAGACAACTAGATAACCCTAACGGTGGTGGACTAAAATCTGCACTCGTTGCTGCGACTAATGTTCGTAGACGTTGGAAGTTCTATGACTTGTTCGATGCTGCTCCAGGCACATCAACATGGGGAACTTCTAAAGGTGTTGCTAACGATGAAATGCACGTTGTTGTGCATGACATGGACGGTGGCATCAGTGGTTTTGATTCGGGTGTTGCTGGACAAAGAACTAATGCAGTTCTTGAAGTCTACCCATTCGTATCACAAGCATCTGGTTCTAAAACAGCACAAGGTGGAACTAACTTCTACGCAAACGTAGTAAACACTGGTTCTAGAATGGTTCGTTGGATGGATCATCCAACTACATTAACTAATGCTGGTACTGACCTTGCATCTGGTGCTGCATATGCATCTGGAGCTGGTGACGCTGGAATTATCAATGACGACCTTTTAGGTGGTACAGACGATAACCCAACTATCGGTGAACTAGATATTGCATACAACCTGTTTGCAGATTCAGATACAATCGACATCAACCTTATCATGGCAGGTTCAACACCTGCTGGTACAGATGGTATAACACACGCAACTATGATTATGGACTTGTGTGAAGCAAGAAAAGACGTAGTTGGATTTATATCTCCTCGTAGAGAAGATGTAGTCGGTGTGTCAACTAGTGCTGCTGCAACAAACAATGTTAAAGGGTTCTTCGACAATCTCGCAAGTTCTTCTTATGCAGTGTTTGACAGTGGTTACAAGTACATGTATGATAAGTATGCAGACGTATACCGTTATGTTCCTATGAATGGTGACATGGCAGGACTTGCTGCGAACACAGACAATGTTGCAGACCCTTGGTTCTCACCAGCGGGTTACAACAGAGGACAAGTTCGTGGTGCAGTTAAACTTGCGTACAACCCAACTAAAGCACAAAGAGATATTCTTTATCCTGCTCGTGTAAACCCTGTTTGCACATTCCCAGGCCAAGGTACAGTTCTCTTTGGTGACAAAACTGCGTTGTCTAGACCAAGTGCATTTGATAGAATCAATGTTCGTAGATTGTTCATTGTTCTTGAGAAAGCAATTGCTACTGCTGCTAAGTTCCAACTGTTTGAATTAAACGATGCGTTTACTCAAGCACAGTTCAAGAACTTGGTTGAACCTTTCCTTCGTGATGTTCAAGGTAGAAGAGGTATTACTGATTTCTCAGTAATTGCCGATGAAACTAACAACACAGGTGAAGTAATCGACAGGAATGAATTTGTCGCTGACATTTACATTAAACCTGCTCGTTCCATCAATTTTATTACACTAAATTTCATCGCCGTAAGAACTGGTGTTGCGTTTAGTGAGGTAGGGGGTTAATCATGGCTAGTATAGACGATTTCAAATCAAACCTTATCGGTGGTGGTGCAAGAGCGAATCAATATCGTGTGATTATGACTACTCCCCCAGCAATTACTACTGGGCTGGACGTTAATCGTGCGAGTTTTCTCGTAAAGGCTACATCATTGCCAGGGCAAACTATTTCTGAAATTGAAGTTCAATTCAGAGGTAGACAACTCTACATGGCGGGCGACAGAACAGTCGAAGCATGGACTACAACGATGATTAACGATACGGACTTTATGGTTCGTAACGCAATGGAGCGTTGGATGAGTGGTATCAATGACCTAGAAACAGGTGTTGGACTTACAAATGTGTCAGATTATACTGCACAATTGAGAGTTGAACAACTTGATAGAGATGATAACATTCTGAAGTCATATGTTCTAAAGAACTGTTGGCCGACAGCAATCACACCGATTGAACTGTCATATGATACCGTAAGTGATATCGAAACATTTGATATTACTTGGAGATACACAAGTTTCTCCGCTAGTGCGGTATAAGTCCTCTTTTTTACCCGACTAAATAGAAGGGTAAAACTTAGGAGAATTATAGTATGGCGGAACTTTTCGGTTTCAGAATTACAAGAGCGAATCAAGATGGGGGAAGTGATAGTTTCACTTCTCCTGTCTCTGATGACGGCACCCTCGACATTGTATCGGGCGGTGGTCATTACGCTTCTGTCCTTGATATGGACGGAAGAGACCGTAATGAAGTTGATTTAATCCGTAGATATAGAGATATTGCACAACAACCAGAGTGTGACAGTGCTATTGAAGATATCGTAAATGAAGCAATTGTAAGTGATGAACGTGACCAATCTGTATCAATATCACTTGACAGACTAGACGTATCCCAAAACATTAAAACAAAAATTCGTGAGGAATTCCATGAAATCCTACACCTATTAGATTTTAATGCAAAAGGACATGATATCTTTAGACGTTGGTATGTTGATGGCAGAATTTATTATCATAAAATTATCGACCCCAAACATCCTCGCAAGGGTATTAAGGAAGTTCGATATATCGACCCTCGCAAAATCAAGAAAGCGAGAGAAACCCAAAAAGACCTTGACAAAAAGACTGGCATGGAAATGGTCAAAGATGTCAAAGACTTTTACCTTTACAATGATAAAGGATGGGAACAAAACGTAGGAACATCTAATGGAGTCAAGATTACTTCAGACTCTATTACATACTGCCCTTCTGGACTTATTGATATGTCCAAAGGTACAGTATTATCATATCTAAACAAAGCAATCAAACCTGTTAATCAGTTGCGAATGATTGAAGATTCGTTAGTTATCTATCGTATCTCTCGTGCGCCTGAAAGACGTATTTTCTATATTGACGTTGGTAACTTACCAAAGATGAAAGCAGAATCATATCTAAAAGATGTGATGAATCGTTATCGTAACAAAATGGTATACGATGCAAGAACTGGTGAAATCAGAGATGACAGAAACCACATGTCTATGTTAGAAGATTTCTGGTTGCCTCGTAGAGAAGGTGGTAGAGGTACAGAGATTACAACTTTGCCAGGCGGTTCAAACCTTGGTGAGATTGATGACATTACCTACTTCCAGAAAAAATTATTCCGTTCATTGAACGTACCAGTATCAAGACTCGTAGAAGAAACAGGATTTCAACTAGGACGTTCTGATAACATTACAAGAGATGAACTTAAATTTACAAAATTTGTCCAGAGACTTCGTAAGAAGTTTGCTCTTATGTTCTTAGATATGTTGCGTACACAACTTTTACTAAAAGGTGTTATTGCAATGGATGAGTGGAATCACTTCAAAGAACATATTCAATTTGACTTCCTACAGGATGGACATTTTACAGAACTGAAGAATGCAGAAATTCTTCGGGACAGATTGGACATGCTTGGACAAGTCGAATCCTATGTCGGTCAATACTTCTCTAAGGAATATGTTAAGAAACACATCCTTAGAATGTCTGATGATGAGATTGAAGAAATTGATAATCAAATCAAAGATGAAGAAGGTGGTGAAATGACAGGTGATGACGATGGTATGTTCGCACATAACGACCCAAAAAAAGGAGATAAATAATGGTAGATAATGTAAAGGACTTTGTAAGTTCAATTGCATCAGGCGATAACCTTGCAGCGGAGACTCATTTTAATAATGCACTTGCTTCTAAGGTAGGAGATGCATTAGAAACAAAAAGACAAGAGGTGGCACAGACTTTTGTGACACACCATATTTCAGACTCAGAGGTAGAAAAAGATAGTGAGTAAAACTCTTTCACAGTTCAAACAAGAACTACCAGAGAAAGATGAGCATAAGAATTCGAGGGAGTACAAGAAGTTGTCTCCAGCGATGAGAAAGGCTATTGACGCTATTTTTAAGGAAATGGATGCGAAACCTAATAATTTCCTAAATACTTTTGAAAAAACAATAAATAGTGTTTCCAAGAAGTTCAAAGTTCCGCAGAAGGCACTTATGGACTATTTTGAAAAAGAAATGCTAGCAATTTAGGGATAGAGTACAATGAAGATAATCGGAGCAGAAGAAGCACTTGCAACTGGTACTACCAAGGGCAAAACCGTGACTGCACATTATGTGTTTAACACAGGTTCAGTAGGAGCAGTTACAATTAGAAACGCAGACGATGACGGTAGCACAGGTTCAGTAAGAGTCGGTGCAAATGCTGGTGTCGTTATTCACACAGACATTGGAGTTGGAATGCGTGGTGCATCCGATATCAAAATTACTCCTATCGTAGCATCGGGGTTCTAATATGAAACTAATAGCAGAACAGATACAAGAAGTAGAATACATCACCGAAGCCAAAGAGGACGGTGAAAAAGAAATGAAGATTCGTGGAATCTTCATGCAGGCAGACATGAAAAACCGTAACGGTCGTGTCTACCCAATGGGTGTACTTCAAAAAGAAGTCACTCGTTATAACAAAGAATTTGTTGCTGAAGGTCGTGCGTTTGGGGAGCTGGGACATCCAGAAGGCCCTACTGTCAATCTTGACAGGGTATCGCACATGATAACTAAACTGGAAGCTGATGGAAAGAACTTTATTGGTGAGGCGAAACTGCTCTCTACTCCAATGGGGGAAATAGCGAAAGCATTAATCAAAGATGGTGGTAAACTTGGTGTCTCTTCAAGAGGTATGGGTTCTATCGAATCTAAGAGTGGTGCTAATTATGTGAAAGACGATTTTTATCTTGCCACTGCGGCAGATATTGTTGCAGACCCATCTGCACCTCAAGCCTTTGTTGAAGGGATTATGGAAGGTAAGGAATGGATTTGGAACAACGGAATACTCAAAGAAGTTGAGATTGCCGAACTCCATGATGAAATCAATGAGTCTGTAAGACGTAAACAAACTAATGTTTCCGCACTTGCATTCGCAAAATTTCTGTCTAAACTTTAATCATTATAAATATGTTAATAAAACAACCAAGGAGAAAATCCCAATGTCAGAACTAGACAAGACAATTGAGGAACTAGAGGCGGAAGTCAGTGCAGAGCTTGAAGAAGCAAAAGCACCTGGCGCAACTGCTGGTAAAGGTGACTCAATGGAAAAACAAGAAGGTGATGTTGAAGATTTGGGTAAACCTGTCGTTGATCCAGAATCAAAAGACAGTGCTGGAAAGAAGGCTTCTGCTAAAGTAAAGAAAGCAGCAGACCCTAAAGCCGGTGCAACCAAAGAAGAAACTGAAACTTCAGACGATTCTGAAACAGAATCACTAGAAGAAGGTAAGATGACAAAAGCGGAAATGTTGAAAGCAATGTACTCTGAAATGGAGAACATGAAAGCTGGAGACCTTAAAGCGTCTTACGACAAAATGATGGCAAAAGAAGAGGAAGAAAAAGAAGAAGAGTCTGCGAAAGTTGACGAATCTACTTTGGAAGACCGTCTTGCGTCAGTTGATGTATCAGAAGATGTTTCTGCACTAGTTAATGGTGAAGAAATTTCAGAAGAATTTAAGGAAAAAGCATCTACAATTTTTGAAGCAGCTGTAAAATCAAAACTTCGTTCAGAAGTTGAGAGAATTGAATCTGCAAAGGTTCAAGAAGTTGCTGAAGAAGTAAACAAAGTCCAAAGTGAGTTAACTGAAAAAGTTGACGCATACATGGGTTATGTTGTTGAAGAATGGATGAAGGAAAACGAAATTGCAATTGAACGTGGTCTCAAAGGCGAGATTGCAGAAGATTTCATTTCTGGACTTAAATCACTTTTCGAGGAGCATTATATTGATGTTCCAGATGAAAAGTATGACATCTTAGGACAACAAG